TTTGGATGTAGTTATATTTGTATCTATCTCATATTGCTATCCAATTAGACGAACTTGTTTTTGTAAGTTCAAACGAAAAAATGATGATAGATATCATTTTGTTTTGCTCGCGAACTTGTTTGTGTTTCATTATATAGCTGATTCACGGTATGGGTAAAACAACCAAACAGCTCCTCGTAGCACTCGCCATTGTATCGTTTGTTATATTTGTTGTGGTTGCTGGGTTCGAGATACAATATTCTTCAACTGTTGATGACTATGCGTTATTTGACGGGATCAGAGGACGATACAATAGCAGTAAATTAAAAAATCCATGTCCGAGTGATTACGTGTTGTACAGAGATGGGACATGTACTAAAATTATCACTGGTCCAAAGAACACATGCCCTACCGGATACGCCGTTAATGGTAACCAGTGTGTGCGACCTGAACATACAGAACATGTACCGTTTCCAATGCATCCCATCACGAGGACGTGTCCGAACGGTACGATAGAGGGTAATATGTGTGTTGATAGGGTGGGTCAGGAAGTACCTCCTGATTATCATAACAAATTCGCAACGTTTGATGCCGTACAAGCATGGTTGCGTGATAATCGACATTACAAAAAACGCAATATATACAATGTCAGTGAGGTGTCAGCATGGTTGAAATACCCGCTATGTGATGCTGGTAGCAAAGAAGTAATGACGCCAGCAACGGTTCATTGCTTTAACAGATCGCCACTGACGGAAACATGCCCAACCAACTATTCCAATATCGATGGAACATGTTATGATACGCGGTTCGAATGCCCCCCCGGCTATAATAAATCAGGTGATACTAGTACGCAAGGTACGTGTGTGCGACCGAGCCACTCGATACCATATACACAATGCCCGAGCAATATGGAACTCAAAGATGACAAATGTGTTCAGCAACTCATATATCGCGGATAGGTCAGCTAAAAATAAATTTAAAGTCACATGCGTTGAATACATAACGATGGACACACTCAAGGAAAGTTTACGCGACGCCTTGAATGTTGCAAACCGATCATTACCCATGCCAGATAGAATGGGTATTAATGTCATCAATAATGTGGTAGATGAATATATGGTAATCGCACATAAAAATATCATCAATACTGCACTCGGTTATGAAAATTGGCTTGATGACACGACATCGATTGACAATGATAAGTTTATTGTGCAATTAAAAATGAGGGGTATCAAGCCAAAGTATATGGGTCTGCATAACCACACCGATGTTATGAACACTGCGACAAACTACCCAAACTATCATATATATCAGATTGTATTTGAAGATCGCAACCAAAAGTTAATATTTGAATACACCGGTGATGAGTACCAACGTCTTGAAGATGAGCTGTATAAATTGTACCCCGGTGCGAGCATCACACAGTCTCGACACGATATCGTCGTTGGCAAAGCGTATGCTAACTACAAGTTAATGGTCGAAGAGTTCGATATTATGAAATATAATTTAAGTTTGGTAGATGAGAGACTGTCACGGCAATGCATCCAAAAGGGTTTACATGATATTGCTGGGTCCGACAAACGAGCCATATGCTCACTCGTGGAACCAAATATGAACGCATATAAATCGATGAAAATAACCATTGAACACATGGAATTAAACATGGTTATCAACATAGGTAATGGTAACATTACTAATTTCAATAAACCAGTGAAAACACGAGAACAAACACACACAGAATGGATCCGCAATAATCCACCAGGTGTTGACGAACCATCATCAAAATATAGAGAACGTTTGTCATTAAGTGTTGATAACCCATATTGCTCACGTCAACTGGCCCCGATTTTGCGAAGCATGGGTTATGATCGCGATAAACGCAAAAATAATATGTATTGGATCAAAGCAACTGTATAACGCATCCCTGCAATATAACTTCGGAAGGTTGGAAGGTCAGTGAAGATTGTTGGAAGGTGGTGGAAGTTCCGATTTGACACGGTGGAAGTTCCGCATGCCCACCATATAGTGTGTAAAGCTTCCCTGTCATATAACTTCGGAAGGTTGGAAGGTGAGGAAGATGGTTTCAAAAAAAAATATAATTGCATGGTTTCTCAAAAAAAGATCGCACCCGCGACACTACCAATATAATATAAAATACATGGGTTGGTCGTCGCACTGATATTATTGGATGGAGGTAATATAAATATAAATTGGCAACGACATGTGCAGGTACATAAGATATCACGGAACTGCGATGTGACTTAAACTTAAATTTTAAACAGACAAGCCCAGCTACAGTATTTAACACATGGGTGTCTGCCATGTATTTTCGACCATTTACTTATTGTCAACTCCGACCCACATCCGACGCAACGTGTCATACTACGAACCCGCCAACATGTACACAAAACTACCATACCACGTGTGCACTGCGGGCAGTCAATACCTACATCATACACATCGCTATACCAACGATATGGTGAATATTCCGCGTCTTGCCAACATCTGCATGTGTTACCAACCGTATTGCAACTTTTACATACTGCACCAACATATGCCGCGATAATATGCGTCGGCAATTGGCTCACATGTGTCGAAATAACTTGACGAACCGCGTACATGGTATGGTATATATAAAAAATATTCAATCTTGAATATACTATGATGATCGTATACCGCAATCACAAACCGGGTACAACTAAAGAACAAAAGAAATATGAGTTCACCGACCACAAAGGTGGTATCGTTAGTGACAGTGGCATACTTGAACAGATACGTAAGCTGGTCATACCACCCGCGTACACCAAGGTGAAAATTAACCTCGACAAATATGCAAAGATTCGATATGAAGGATATGATGATAAGGGTCGCCTTCAACAAAAGTATTCGCATTTACACACATCCAAGACCAAGAAGATTAAGTTCTGCCGACTTATTGAATTTGGTAAATCATTCCCAAAGATACAAGCTGATATCAAGCAGTACATACAGTCCACTCGGCTAACTCAGAATAAGATCATTGCAATAATTTTGCAGATTATATGGAAGTGTGGGTTTCGTGTAGGTAATGTGAAGTACCTACATCTGTATGAATCACATGGCATCAGCAATATATATTGCAAACATGTGGCGTTTCGTGGGGCGAACCAAATCGACATAGAATTCAAGGGCAAGAAAAATGTGGTTAATAAATGTACAATTACCAACATAGAACTCATTAAAGAACTCAAGCAACTATGTCATGGCAAGGGTGACAAAGATTTTGTATTCACTTATATGAAAGATGGCAAACCGGAAATTATCAAGCCGGCTGAGATAAACAAATGGCTTGCACGTTATGGGCCGATCTCATCCAAAGACCTCCGAACATTTGATGTTAATGTGATGTTCATTGATTTTATGAGGGGTGCCGCCGGTGAGATACAGGATGCTAAGTCTGTAGCCAAGCGTAAAAAAATTGCCAAGCGGGCGTTGGAACATACTGCATCACATATTAACAACACGCCTGGTATATGCAAAAGTTCATACTTGATGACCGAAATATATGCTATGTTTGCTGAACAGCCTCGCAAATTTAAAAAATATTTCATGAGTAGTGTCAACTCGCGAACAGCATTCGTTAACTACTTGAAGGATTACTGTAAGTATTAAACAACATATCGCACATACCACGCCGGTACATTATCATCGTTATCCAATGTTTTATACACTGGTATGATTATATAATTTTTTTTGACAGCTTGCCAGCCGCCACGTGTGAGAAAAGTGTGTGAATTCCGAACTTTGCGATATCTCGCCATTGATAACCGATCGTCTGCGGTAAGATCGGCCTTCTTTTTTTGTTTGCCGTATGTCACGGTCGACACCATGAACCCATCGACATGCACCCATGGGTTGTTGTTTTTGTTCCGGCGGGCGTTCGTGAATGTGTTTTTGATAAACACCCATGCGTCATCAAGTGAATTAAACTGCCTGTCTTCGATATTCCGACGACCAAGCTTCCCCGATTTATAATCATCGGAAGAGACTGTAATGCGGTCTTCATTGTACGCATTGGCAGCGAGATCGATCGCCTTGGTTTCAACATTGATAATCTCACTATGAGTGCTTTTAGTGCAGAATATAGTGGGCACTTTCCATCCATCGAACTGCTTGATATTACCACATACACGGCCAGCCAGTTGATATGCCGAGTCACGACTGTGAATATTTGGTGATAATATTACATGCGTTATCATCATACGTTTGCTGTTGATTGTGACACCGCGTGATATACAAACATTACCGGTAATGGCCAATGCATGTATGCCGAGTCTGTACCGCTTGTGTATCTTTTCTAATATAGTCGAAATGTCGTCACCTATGTTTGACGTGGCATTTTGGCCAAACACATCGATGATGATCGGTCTACCATTGCTGATATATAATTGAATGCCATCGGAATTAATCACAATGCAGTTCATGCCACGATTGAGCATTTTTTGTTTCACTGCCATGTGTGATGCCTTAGTTGATTGGGCCGGGACAAACCAAACAGTTCCGGGTAGAATTAACCTGGTATATGTTTCCATCACATAATCAATGTATTCATCCGAACGACTGTCATCGTAGAAATGAAATATAGAATCTTGGAAGCGGTGATAATTATAACCATGTGTTTTGGGCATGGTTATTATTCTCATTTCCCCAAACTGTTTGAGGGGTCTCCTGGGTGTTGCCGTTATAAATGTGATGCCGGTAACATTATCACGTGATGTCCAGCTACTTAACACTGGTTTAAATAACATGCAATTCTTATCGATCTCATCAATCCATATATGGAAGCGAACATGTGGCATGTATGTCAACAGGTCTTTCAATATCTCATCGGTTGCATTAACGCGCGTTTTATTGGAACACGTTATTAAATTCCTGCACCCTTTCATGATTTTGAGAGGTAGCTCATCTGTGGTTTTCGTGGTCGACCTGGACGAGATGGTTATCGACAATTCGCCATTTTCGTTTTTAAACTTCTTAAAGCCATCATGCGTATCGATGCGATGTTTGGTTTGGATAGTTTGGATCAGTGAATTATCACAGAATATTATGTTTACTGCGCATTCGATGGTATCATCATTTAATGTGAGCATCTTCACTATATCCTCAAGCATGACGAATGTCTTGCCCGACTGACATGGTTTAACCAGTATTCTAAGCTTATTATCACCCATGTGTGTATTTTACCGATATGGATTCAAATTTAACAAATTTGAAAATGTATAAGACGATATAGACGACTGCGAAAGGTGCTGACAAAAATGACTACGATCCGGAGACTAATGGGTAATGAACGCGTTGCAAAAAGGCCACTCTTTCATTACACAAATCTGCTTGATCTGTGTAATGATACACTCACTACAATTTACCAATATACGATAGGTAAGTATGACGACTGGGCACGACTACGCAAAGTATCTAAGTCGGTATGCGATTCGTTGACCCCTGATGCGTATAGATATATGCATTTGGACAAATGGTTCAGATACGTGCCGATGGTGGTGCATATGAACCTTCAACACTTGCGATCAGTGACTATGCCCCGTGGATACTTACACAATGATACACCGATATGGCCGTCATTGACGTACCTGGATATGAGTGGCGCTCAACAATATATCAAACACAGCTGGGAGAAACACAGCTGGGAGAAACTGGGTGCAATGACAAATCTACGCCATTTAAAGTTGAAACACACAACGATCAACTCGGCAGACATGCGTTTGATATCCACATTACCCAAGTTGCAAATACTCAATGTGTCGTCATCGGTTGATATCATACCATCACTACCACCGAATATTAAAAAGTTGCTATGCGATGGGTGTGTGTTACTTTCGGCCACATCATATACACTGACACATCTACGTATATGTTGGGGAGCGGCATCTCCACATATATCGCAGTTTTGCAATCTGCGAGAACTAGATATCACTAGTAGCACCATTTATGATGGGTTCACACGTACCATTGCCGAACACAAGCATCTTGAGACACTGATTATGTGTAACACAAATATAACCGACGCGGGTATCCGCGAGATATGTACAACCGATGCGCCTTTGCAAACTATCTGGATTAAAAATTGTGCGCAACTCACGTATGTGTGCATGAGCCACCTATCCGATATGCAACAGCTCCGAAATTTACATGTGGCAAACATCACCTCAGATTGGATACGCACCATGTTGCACTTGAATTATATTAATATATCTGACTCACCATTGATCACGACTAACGATATTGTACATTTGATGTGTTATAATATGCGTGACGAGTTTAGTGACATCTTCGAATGGCGTGTGACGCGTTGCCCGAATGTTGACACGACCATGTTATAAGCATATTTGTGATGCTTAAATTACCCACATAAATAAAACAACACTAAAAAAGATGAGAAATTGTATACAGTGTTATCTACTGCATTTGGCCACATCATGTGTTATTTTTTTTCAAGTCGTAATTTTTGATGGCTGGTCAATGATGTTAATAAAATTTGCGATATGTTTCATCCAATGCGCACGGCGAAAATCTACGCAATAGTTATGTGCGCGTACATATTCGCCGTCACTTCTCCGAGTTGGGGCTGGGTTATAACACCACTCCGCAGGGGGGTTTGTATCCAATAGCTGGGTCATGCTGTAGTCATCAAATGTGTCCAAGTATGTCAATTTTCTTGCAATGTAGTCAATATTCGCAATGGTAAGCTTGCGAAACTCCCGTGTATTATGGTTCGCATCATAACCATTGTAAAATATGTAATGTCGCAAGTATTCCCTAATGCATGCTTGTTTGGTTTCATCACATAATCTGTCCCATAAATGTGGGACAGACAGATGACCATAGGTGGCTTGAACCTCGGTAGCAGCATTGAGATCACATGGATACTGTGATAGCTGTTGTATTGTATCGGCGTTGAGTTCGTATTGAAAATATCCAAGTGTTTCAAGTATATTGATCATGTCTTGATCGGTCATGGCACCAACTTCGAGATCGTCCAACATACTGCAGATGTCGCTCATGTTAGTCGTGTTTGTCATGATTATATTATGATCTTGCAACATTCAAAATTGACAAAACCAATAAAAATTAATAACCACGTTCATTGATATTCGTATCCTCCAGGTACGTACACCGTGTATGTTTGCAAATGTATTTATTTTGTCTATCGTCAAAAAAGCAATAATCGATGAGGCAAATTGCATAGCGGGCAGGCCATGGCATGCGGCATTCACTCAAAGCGGAGCGGCATATTGCACAGCGGGCAGCGGCATATTGCACAGCGGGCAGGCCATGCGATACAACTTCACTTTTTCGAAGCAAGTATCGCACAAACCACCAGGGTGGTCATGCAACTTGTTGGGGTTCCGCTTCGTTTCGTCAATGCATATGGGGCACACGTTGTCAGCGTTTTCGTTTTGCTCGATTATGTAAATCTTCCGCATAACTCCCTTTGACCGTGATGCGGACTCTTCGATCGTCAACACCTCAAGTTCGCTGTGCTGGCAGTCGTCGTTAAGCTTGTCAACCACTCGCATCTTGGTTTCAAATACACCAACAGCCTGTGACGTAATACGAATAGCATGGTGGTTCTTTTCGGATACCCCGACGCTATTCATATTCCTCCAATTGATGTGGTTTTCAATTGGCCGAGGACCTTCAGTACTCGCGTTGGCATCGATTGCAAGCATTGCAACCGTCAATAAGCGGCTGTACCTGGGTTTGAACCCGGGACCAAAACCGTTATCACTCGCACCTCTGATGAACGCGATGCATACATTTTCAGGCCCATGTACGGCCAGTTGCGCAACACATGTACGCAAATCTCGTGGCGGCCTGGTTACCAAGTATTCCTTCCATAGCAACTTACACAACTGCGGGTCAGTTGGCATCGGTGACTCTGCGATCAGTTTCGTGATGCGTTGCCATTCTTTTAAGTTGGTCAGTAACTTGCGAGCCTTCTCATCGGCCTCCCTGTCGGACTTATCTCGCGCCAAGTTCGCTGCAATCACATTATAGAGCATCACTGGCTTCAACGGCTCTCGCAAGAAGCGTTCCGGCAAGACCACGACACCCGGGTTAATCCCCGACTTGGTCTGCAACAACACCTCCGCGATCATTTCGTCCGACAAGGTGTTGTGGGGCATAAGCACACTGATTAATGTCGCAATCGAATGCTGAGCATTGAGTTGTTCACGCAGCTCGATGATACTGTTCAAGAGTAGTGTGTCCATCATGTTGGTCGACAACCACTCATATGTCTTGTACATCAGGATATGGTATCTAAGCGATTTGGCGATAATATCACCGAGTGAACAAATGACATATTGCACAAGGTCACCAACCGCTTGGAACGGGTTCGTATCTTTCAGGCATGGGCACTTGCGGAGCACCCGTTCAATCACCATCCGTAACATCACATGTGGCTCGAGCTTAATGCCACATACTGATGCCATTCCAATGAACTCGGGAACGGATGATACACCAGTTGATCCCCCTACCAACTCGGGCCTTTTCTCAGCAACTGTCATGAGTGCGTTGACCCAATCAGGTACTGATGTCGTATTGCGCATGTTGGGGTAAGCCAGAGCAGCACTCTCACAGGATGAGTCGCGATCTTCAATGGCATTGCATACCGCACGAAATAGTTCATACTCGTCCGTGATACCCGATGGTGGTCCGTGGTTTGCGTAATTTTGCGCGGAGGTGTGTAGCAGCTTGGCTATGTGAATGTGGTGCAAATCGAGGAATTTGTCACCGTTACTCAGCGAGTTAAAGATCGACTGTATTAAACCAATCGTTACTCGAACCTTTGACGAGGTACTCACATTCAGAGTTGTGCAACCCATTTCATAATAAGGACCATTTTTTTTGGGTTGTAAACACTTGGAATATACCCAATTGCTGAATGTCTCGCTTGCTCGATAAAGATCAGCGCCACCGGGTGATGAACCCCATGGACACACCCCCACTGCGGGGTTGCGGTGGTCTTTGTGCTCCATATTACACAACTCCAACCTACAGCCATCGATGTCATATACAGCACCGGCGTCCGAACATGACGCGGCCTGCAACGATTTACTGAGGGAAGCACGTGACATATCCCCAATGATCGTAACCGCCAGAATATGGTCCACGGGGTTAGTAGCGGGGATTCCCGGTACCGGGTTGTGGGTCGTTGTCCACAGCTGTGCGGTTTTTCCATGGTCGGGGTATTCTAGGAGCAGACCCCTGCGAACGCCTGATTTCCAGCCGGAATCACGTACAACGGTAGACACGGGAGTTGTCGCATGGAGACGACTATGTGCGCGTGATGTTGGTTGGCTCACTGCGTACATAGTAGGCGATCTGCGGAGGATTATGTATTATATGATAAAAAATTCAAATTTAACGGATTTACTGATCTGAATGACTTATTCCCATATTATATACGCGATGAGTTGTATTACAAGAGGTAGCAAATCATTGCAGCCGCATCAGAAGCGGTTTGTCCAGTCGTTCATAAAATCAAAGCAACGTGGAGCGCTGGCAATTCATGGTGCTGGCAGTGGTAAAACACTATTGGCGGTGACGACTAGCAAATGCTATTTGGACAAATACCCCGATCATCAAGTGATAGTAATAACACCGGCTAGCCTGTTAGCAGGGTTTAAAAAAGAATTAAATTCTTACGAACCCACACATCCCAAGGGTTACCGATATTACACATATACGGGTTTCGTAAGTGATCCATGCAATTGTCAGGACAGCCTAATTATAATTGATGAAGCCCAGAGTCTTAAAAATGCAGAGAGTGCCGCATTCAAGACGGTGATGGATTGTGCTAAAGACGCCAACAAGGTGCTTTTGTTAAGTGCGACACCGATCATTAATTCACCATATGACCTTGAACCACTTATGAGTATTATTCACGGCAAGTCACCAACGGATGTGGCAACATTCAATGAGATACTCAACAATAAGAGGCTGTCTGAAGTTTATTTTGGATGCCGACTGTCGTTCTTTGAGAATGACCCCGTGCGTACCAAAAAATATTTCCCAACAACCAAAGAAATGTACGTACCAATCGTCATGAACGCGGAGACATTGTCGCTTTATCACAACTTGGAAAAGGATAAGTCTACTAAACAAATCGCAAATATATTCGACCTGGGAGATGATGATAAAGACTTACAATCATTTTTTAATGGACTTCGTCGAGTTAGTTCCAGCTCAAAACAAAAAATCGACTACATGATACGGTTTATCAAACAGGTTACAATTGTACGACGACCTAACGCTAAGCTCGGACTGACGCAAAAAATTCTCAGCACACACAATGATAAGTTCATAATATTCACACACTTCAAAACACATGGGTCGAATCTAATTATCAAAGAGTTGAAGTCTGGTGGGGTCCCGTTTGGATTTATTGATGGGTCGGTCCCCAAATCGAAGAGAGAAAAAGTTGTTGAACAGTATGTTGCAGGTGATATCAAAGTTATACTTATTAGTGCAGCTGGTGCGACTGGGCTTAATTTGCTCGAGACCGGTTACATGTTTTTGGTTGAGCCGAGTTGGAACGAGTCAGAGGTAATTCAAGTTATGGCCCGGGCTAACCGATATCTTAGTCATGCAAACCTGCCCAAGGTCAAACGGAATGTATTAATTATGAAACTTTTGACAATCAAACCACATGAGTCGCGTAATTTCAATGAACTCATCACTGACCAGATACACTATGAAGATTATGAAACGAGTCCTTCTATCGATGTGAAAATGGTGGTTGATTCAAATCGCAAACAACAAGTGATCATCAAACACCTCGCTTTCCTTGAATCCAAAGTGCCATCGTTGGAAAAATGTAAACTCAAACCGAAAGAATTGGACATACGTGGCTTGTACGAAATGAAGAAACTCGACAGCATTCCGCGATTGTCACGATCCGAGTTAGATCTTCTTACCACACGTCCGGGCGAATCATTGGCCAAGCCACAGTCGAATAGCCATCGAACCCTAAAAAAATTGACCAACCGCAATAATTCATCACTGGTCGATAATATAATATCGTTTGCCGGTGTGGGTGAATTGAAACGTCGCACTACTATACTGTTTAATGTTACATCCCATGTACTGGTTCATCGATTTTTGGATGACTCAAGTAACGTGTTTGCGCATGTTATGATCGATAGACTGACCGATTGGTCCGCGAAAGCGGTAAGAACACTTCCGCGAACGCGTGTTGTATCAGTGACTACTCGGTACATGATTGGTGTGTTCAATGGTTATATAGATTTTGAAACCAACACTGTTAATAAGATGTCCAATGCTGCCGCTCACCGACTGATAAAGAAAATGCACGCTCATGTATTCGTGACAGTGGCAATCATATCATGGGACCTGTATCGTTCAAGTTCATTTTCAGAATGGCTTAAGTCGAAGCACAGCAAAGTTGTGCGATATGTTTCGCCATTTTATATGTTATCACATAATCTGCGAGCACCTCCAAAAAAAGAAGCAGAGATGCTGATCGTCAAAATATACTAACTACCAGCTTGGTGGATCCGGTTAGGTGAGTGTAATAAATTCACCGTATACATTGTCATCGTTGTCCTCGTTGTCAGCGTTGTCATCGTTGTCCTCGTTGTCAGCGTTGTCAGCGTTGTCAGCGTTGTCATCGTTGTCATCGTTGTCAGCGTTGTTCTCGTTGTCATCGTTGTCAGCGTTGTCCTCGTTGTCATCGTTGTCAGCGTTGTCATCGTTGTCAGCGTTGTTCTCGTTGTCAGCGTTGTCAGCGTTGTCAGCGTTGTCAGCGTTGTCAGCGTTGTCCTCGTTGTCATCGTTGTCATCGTTGTCAGCGTTGTCAGCGTTGTTCTCGTTGTCAGCGTTGCGCATGTCATGTTCAGCTGCAAGGACGCTAGGGTGCAGTGGGGTTCCCTTAATCATGAATGTAAATAGATCACACCCAATAATGTACATGTTGTTGCTACAAATTAAACTTGGGTCGCGCAGTATCGAGAGTACAATACCGCCAGTCCGCTGACTCGCATCGCCGCACACCTCATTGTCACACTCACATTCCACAAACCGTGCACACACCGCGGTTGGTCTATTAAAATAATTATCACAGGAGATATGCATCAGAGATTTGGCATTCACGTGCATGCCAACGGGGATGTCGATTTTGGTATCTTCAGCAATTATTTTGCCAGGATGAACTACCACCATCACCCCATCACACGCAACCATGCCGCGATTTTTATTATTAGCCAATGAGAACGCAGTGATGTACGCGCCGAGCTTTTGTTCATGGCCTTCTTCTCCGTCGGTTTGCAGGTACTCAGGCGGGACTTTTATGCGGGTGAATATCGCCATCGTATATATGGTTGCATAAAATTCAAACTTGAACACTTATCATGGCTTTTAGAAATGTGTGACCCGATACAAATACCAAGTCCATGATGGTGTAATTTCATCAAATTAGGTATTTTTTTTAACATGTTGTCGGACATGATATTATTAGTGGCAAAAAATAAGTTGTGTATGACGTCATTAAAACGCTTAAAATCCAAAATACCACACATTACCAACCGCAGTCAATTGGACGGTTTGATACTGGTTTGTCAACACAATATTTGCTGCCGACCCTTCGAACGTGTCAGTGCCACCACGTGCAATTGTAAGTGGGTTAGTACCGGTAGTGTTAACGAATGTATACGTCAGCCCATTGGTTGATCCACTCAATGTTAATGTTGGCAATGTTAGTGTGACAGCCGCGGCAGTAGTCGATGTGATAATATTACAGTCAGTGACTAGTACTGTTGCGGTAACATTATGTGCAGTAATGCATCTCCTAACCTGCCCATTAACGGTCAGATCACCAGTAATAGTTGCACCCTCCAGTGCGGTGAGTGGTCCCTGAACCTCGGTAGTAACGCCGGTGTCGGCAAGTTCTAGCTTCGTTGCAGTTACTGATCCTATCGAGAATGTAGCGGCAGTAGCCGAATCAATTGCATCGGTGGCGATGTCACCGACAGTTAAAGTGTCGGCAATCGTAACATCACCATCGGCAACATTCAACGCGGATTGACCATCGACGCCGGTAATGAGAACGAGGTCACCACCAGTTTGCCCACCGGTTGCGTCAATTGACACTAAACTACCTGATGCGAGTGATGCGGTGTTGTCTACTGTCAGTGCACCACCGGTGGATGAGTTAGGATCGATGTCAATAGTCGTCGCAGTATCGCCAGAAGTTACAAACGTGGAGTACGTGTTAACATCGGCTGCGGTCGACCCACTTGAATACCGCCACCCACCTGTTGCAGGATCAACACTCAACTCACTTACATTGACGTTAGTGATGTCGTAACCGGTATCAGTTACATCGGTGACGAATACATTTTGTGCGAAGTCGGACGAAGGGGTTGTGTTGATTGTAATGACGTTCGGTATTGCTGCGGTCTCACTCAAAAACTCGTAGATCCCGTTATTATCGACGTTGTCAGCACCGGTGACCAAAATAAGATCACCCGCCGCGAATCCTGACGCACCATTTGAGACGGTGATCGTACTGGTACTTGCAACACCACCGATTGCACCACTTTGTGTCGTGGCCGTTGGGTTGTAATTAACAACGATACCACCACTTTCAGCGGCGACGCCAGCATAGTCTGAATTAATAAGTTGAAAATTGTCTGCCAATAATAAATTTACACTATCGATAGATGTTGTTGTACCTTCAACGACTAGATTACCGGCGACAGTGACAGTATCGGATGCATCGCCAATTGTGAGATTAGCATTTATGCCTGATAATGTGATTGTTGGAGTCAAACCAGACAACGTGAGGTCTGACGTAATGGATAGGCCGGTCGACCACGACAGCGTACCAGACCCGTCGGTAGTCAACAATTGTCCGATACTACCATCATCGATGGGTAAAGTCAACGTGTAGTCACCGGTCCCAATGTCGCTACTTTTGACGGTTGTTGCGAAACCAGAAGTTGCATTGGGAACAACCAATTGTGGGGTTGACGAGGTCGTAATGGCCTCGAGGTCATCGACGTAAAGTTTTCCATAGTACGACATTTGTACTGGTACTTGGTGTATATGATATGGCACATTTTTTTAAACCTATTTAAATCATCAAAACCAATAAATACGATACGTAACATATACATCAATCATGTCGAATCGGTTGGCCAGACGCACGGCAAAAAATTCAGTTCACTTCACTACTTTATCTCAAAGGGCTGCAACTGAAGCGAATGCTAGTTTTGCAACTGCCGCAACTACGATTGTCAACCAATCGAATACCTCAGTGAACGTAACCTCTGTTGATGACAAACCACTCATTTTAAGCAACGACGATAAAACGGCAACTATCGAAATTAAGGGTAATGGTGAGATACATCTCAATAGCGGTATCATATATAAAGTAGTGGAAGATAAGTCGGGTGTGGTCAATAGAAATCTGAATGACAATGACTTCTTTATAACATTTAGCAATAGCGATACAGAAACCGTAACATTACCAAGTGCCGCAGATAACACAGGGCAGTATTACATTATATATAGAAACTACGCGAGGATAACTACCGGACCACGTGCTGAACCACTATTTGGCCCACCATTTGCACTTAATATAGTTGCGACTGGTAACGATAGCATAGACCAACCCGGTACGACATCAACCGGGTTATTTCCATTTAGTAGGCAAAAAATAATAAGTGATGGTATGTCGATGTGGCACTTAGTATAAACTATGTGTCAAATATATTGACATATTATATAATCATTATGTCTAGACGACAACAGGTCGGTTCTTCAGACACAGTTGGGTATGTGACTGCACTACAAAAGAGAATAATATCACTTGAACAGTCGCATATAGCACTATCGCAATCAACCGTCACAGCATCGGGTCAAGCAGGTGGTCAGACGATATATGGTGGTATGAACAGTGGTGAAAAGTTGACACTTATTCCTAATTCAACTGATGACACCGGTTCGATAGTAATTGGAAGCAAATCTACATCATATACACTACCACCAACACGCGGGGCCGATGGTCAAGTTCTGCGATCCGATGCAAACGGTGACGCAACGTGGCAAACGTTTTCCGGAGGTGTTGGTGAAACTAATACCTCATCATCGGTTGGTGGTCTACCTTTGGTATTAGAAAAGGTTGGTTTCGATTTACCATTTCGTGGACTTACGGCGGCATCATCAAAAATAATATTGACCACTGATGCATCAACAATAAGTATTGATGCGGATTTCACCAACATCGACACTACAGGACCCACCGCATTAGTGATAGGTGATAAATTAGCTACAAAAGTAGAGATCGCTAAACCGGCAATTGTCACAGATATTAAGGGCCCACTCAATACACTAGAAGGAGTATCGATTACTGGCAATGCTACAGTATCAGGTCATATGCAATTATACGATATAGCAGAGCCAATGAATCCGGGGTCGGGTTCAGGTAGACTTTACAAAAAGACTTCGAGTGCTGGACTTTACTGGAAACCGGATGATGCAGGTCTTGAAGTTAATGTCGCAGCTGCTGGTTCAGGTGATGTTGTTGGACCGGGTTCATCTACGGATAATGCATTGGTTCGCATGGATGGTGCGACCGGGAACGTTGTGAAAAATAGTACGGTGACGGTTAGTGACACTGGTGATATGGCAGGTGTCGTTAATTTATCTACGACCGGTCGAATATCGATTGATACTCTATTGTACAAACCCAATCAAGTTTCCGCAACTGGGTTATTGTCACCAACTGAAGCCAGTTTACACAGTATGACGGTGTTAACAGGGGTTGGGCCATTGACATACAACATACCACTCGGGACAACAACAATGGATGGATTGTGTCTTAAATTCATTAACGCATCTACTGCATCAAAGTCTATTATCGTGACTGGTTCACTGATAGACGGTGTTAGCAATAGGATTGACTTATCTAATCAGCACGATACTATGACAATTGTTTATAATTTTAACAACAATATATGGTATACATTATAAACCAACCCATATACAATGGCTGCTATACCGTGGAGTAATTGTATACCGTCATTTGTATTGTATTTTTCATTTTTATAATTACTAATATATATATATACGATAAAATGGCGAGTGTTTTTCATAATATCCGCACAGTTAATAATATCGCCATTGGTGCCGATTTGGCAGTTTCTGGTGATGTCGTTATAACTGGTGATCTTACAGTAAGTGGGACGGAAACAATTACCAACATTGAATCTGTAAACTTGAACGTGGTCGATAATAATATTTACGTAAATAATGGGTATACTAGCACTACTGGCGCATCCGGTGGAATTACTGTAAACACAAGTGCGGTTAACGATATGGTACATACGGTCGATACTGGGGGATTCACTGCGGGCGTCGTTGGTGTTTCTAACCCAACAGTGGTAGTAGATACCGGAGAAAATTTGCAATTAGGCCAACTTATCCAAATTAAGGACGCGGCAAATCCGTCTAACAATGGGTTATTTGAAGTTTTTGAACATCAGTCATCTATCGTCACGATCCGAGGTGTCGGCATTAATGGTGCTGTCGAAGCATTCACACAAAGTCAATTCACCACGGATACGACAGTCGCCGGTACAATAGTTAGAGTCAATGTTTCTGTTATGAGATCTGGCGCGGATGGTTTATGGGAGGTTGGTGTTGGCAATACGACACCACTCGTATTTAGCGATGTGTTGTTAAACAACGCATCTATCGACCATGGCGCACTTACTGGTCTAGTTGACGATGATCACACACAGTATACACTTCTAGCCGGTCGAACAGGTGGCCAATCGTTAATTGGTGGAATCGACGCATCTGACTCACTTACATTGGAATCAACAAGCAACGCAACAAAGGGCACAATTGATCTCAAAGATCCGACGCGTGTTAATGATGTTGATACTATCACAGCGACAACGTTATTTCTGGGTAAAGCGACAGCCGACAAGGTTGAAATCGGAAAGGCCGGTGATATTACCGAGGTTAAAGGATCACTTACAGTCGATGATGATGCAACTTTTAGTGGTCGTGTTGTTGAAGGTGTTAGAGCGTATACGGGAACTGGTGCAACACATATACTTGCAACCGACGGCAAACGCGTTAACACTGTTACTGATACAACCGGAGGCACCGTGACACTTCCAACTGCACCAACTAATGGTGCGGTATATACAATTATTAACATTGGAACAACAACGGTCACAATTAATCGCGGTGGTACTGATACCATCGATGGTCCATCCGTCACATCGTTATCGCTTACTGACCAATATGACAGAACAACATTACAATATGATGTCGGAATTTGGTACACAGTTTAATATCTCAATGATACAAAAATATCGGTACTCAGACATATGCATCAAACTACGGTAATTGGTTTGATAATGACCAATTAGATTATCGATCTTACGAAGAACTAATTTTTTTTTTTGAAAATACCATCAACATGGTGTCAAAAAACTAAATATATCTAACGTGATTCAATAAAAGTGTACTATCTCCGGTGATTTGAATATTTAAATTTGAATATTTATATGGTTTAATACAGAGCTCACAACATTTGAACCGATGACAACATTTACAGCAAATTATCCTATACCAAATGAGCTTTATGGGGATATGAGTCCCATGAAACTTAGTGAACTAAGTGGCAATATTGTAATGATTTTCGAATTCGAAAATGATGGTAGTTTGGAGGCCCTTCTTGATCTAATCGTCCGTGGTATTATCCCAACCGATGATGACATTCGCAGAGATTTAAGTCGTCTGGATCAGTACCTTGATGTTCCGATACTCAAAGACATCGTTAATGGGGACTGGGAGCAAAAGGGAGACATCCATTTATGGCTGCACATGCTACAAGGCTATTCGAATTATAATGGGTTGCCAGCCCCAGACGCGGCCAATGGTGGCCACATAAAAGTTCTGGAATGGCTGCTGGACCAAGGTGTCGAGCCTACAGGGTATATGGCAAATTTAGCATCTCAAAATGGCCACCTCGATATACTAAAGTTGCTGATGCGCCACAATGTTGTCATGAAATCAGTAACGGCAGAAGTCGCGGCCAGAGGTGGCCACATAAAAGTTCTGGAATGGCTGCTGGACCAAGGTATCAAGCCTACAGAGTATTTGGCAAATTTAGCAGCTCGAAATGGTCACCTTGATATACTAAAGTTTCTGATTGACCACAATGTTATCATGGCATCACTAACGGCACAATACGCGGTCGGTGGTGGCCACATAAAAGTTCTGGAATGGCTGCTAGACAAAGGTGTCAAGCCGACAGAGTATTTGGCAATTTTAGCAGCCAAAATTGGTCACCTTGATATACTAAAGTTGCTGATGCGCCACAATGTTATCATGACATCACGAACGGCACAATCCGCGGTCGGTGGTGGTCACCTTGGTATACTACAGTGGCTAGTAAACCAAGGTGTCAACATGACATCAATAGTAGTAAGCACTGCATATGTGTATGAACAGCGCGAGGTGCTGGAGTGGTTGGAAAAATCAGGGTATGTATGGTATCCAAGATTGTATAATAGACAGCGTTAATTGAAAAACGGATGTTACTAACCTATTTTTTTTTCATATATGTATATAATAAAGTATGAGTAACATATACACGAGTGTCAAATTACAAAATGTATATAACTCAAACGGCGTGGAGGGGTTACCAAGTTATACGTTTACCGACGATGACAATACCGGGATATGGGCACCTGCAGCGGATACAATCGCATTTAGCACGAATGGGGCTGAACGGATGCGCGTAGCAAGTACTGTGGACATAGCAACGACCGCTCGCGTCGATGATATTGATACTTTGAACGCAACTACATTGTTGTTAGGCAAAGCGACGGCTACAAGGGTTGAAATTGGTAAGGCTGGCGTTAGCACGGAGGTTCGGGGTAATTTAGACGTCGTGGGAAATTTGACGGTAAGTGGTACCACAACATCTATTGACAGCGAAAATGTTTTGGTTGCCGATAATTACATTTGCTTAAATAAAGGGTATGTAACGCCCACGGCACAGTCTGGTGGAATGGTAGTAAATTATTTGCCTACTGGAACTGAGTCCGCGGTCGGTGGTAATTTTGTGGCTGGCGTTGCTTCTTCCAGTAATCCGACAGTTGTGACGACCGATGCATTAAAATTCACCGCGAACGATATTGTACAGATCAGTGGGTCGAATAATAACGATGGGATATATGAAGTCTTGCTACATGCTGCGAGTATACTTACGATACGTGGTATCGGGTTAGTGCCTACAGTGGAAAGTTTCACACACAATGATTTTAATGCAGACACGGTTGTTGCCGGAGTCATAACAAAGGTTTCTGTATCTGTGATGCGTGCGGGAACCGATGGTATTTGGGAGACTGGGGCGGGATCTGAAACAGGTATTGTGTATTCCAAATTAGGATCTGCCACTGACCATGGAGCACTTACTGGTCTAGGTGATGACGACCATACACAGTATCAACTTTTATTGGGGCGGTCAGGTGGTCAAGACATCATCGGAGGTACAGCCGCGTCAGATACATTGACGTTGGAATCGACGAGCAATGGAACAAAGGGAACAATCGACCTCAAAGACCCAACCCGTGTGAATGATGTTGATACGCTTACTTCGACAGCATTATTGTTGGGAAAAGCGACTGCGTCAAAGGTCGAAATTGGTAAAGTTGGTGCTATTACTGAGGTTAAAGGTGTTTTGACTGTCGATAATGGAAGTATTATACTCAACTTCGACGACAAATTAATTGCAGTTGCGACATCAACTACGACACCAGACATTTACAACTCTTCATCAACTCTTGCTGGTACATTTTCGTTTCGAGCCTTCGATCAGAATAATGTGACTTTTTGGAGATCTGGTGCTGGGACATACCCGTTGGGTGGTAGCACTTATGGTGGCTCAGTATCTACAACAGTTAGTGGGGTTGCTCAACTTGGAGAATGGGTTCAAATCATATTTAATAACAATATAAGAATTGGCAGAATTGATATGGCTTCACTAGACCCAGCGACAAATAGAGTTCCGAATTCTTGGGTTCTCGCTGGTAGTGAAGATGGGGTTAATTGGTTTTCTTTGAGAGATGAGACCAATGCCTTGATTTCAACAACATTAACCTCATTTACTTTTACTACACGAACAGTCAGTTATATACGCCTCATCGTGCGAGAAACTAATGTAAGCACCTTTCATACCACGGCTGCTATGACTATGATTAATGTTTATAACCGAACGGGTGTTTTAGAAACGGGGGATTTGCTGGTAAATGGTATTTTGAGTTCTGGTGGTATAACAGTTACACCCGCTACAAGCCCTACGACACCCGCTACAAGCCCTACGACACCAGACACTTACAACGCTTCCACATCTCTCCCTGGCACATTTCCGTGGCAAGCCTTCGATCAGAGTGATGCGGCTTTTTGGAGATCTGGTGCTGGGACATACACATTTGGTAGTGGTGCTTATGAGGGAGCGGTTTCTACTACAGTTGATGGAGTTAGTCAATTTGGCGAATGGGTTCAGGTTGAATTAAATAATACTATCAAAACTGGTAGAATTGATATGTCAGCACCATCGACGACACGAGTTCCTTTATCATGGGTTCTTGCTGGTAGTTTAAACGGCACTACTTGGTTTTCTTTGAGAGATGAGACCAATACCTTAATCACAACAGTATTGAAATCATTTAACATTACCAAAACAGAAGTTAAGTATGTAAGACTTGTTGTGCGAGGCACCAATTCTAGTCCAACATCAAGCACTGCTCATATGTGGCAGATTACAATATATAAGACGAGTGGTGATGTTAATATCGGTGGTACATTAGACATGACAAATGGAAAAATAGAAAATGTGTTAGATCCTACATCGGCGCAAGATGCCGCCACAAAATCGTACGTCGATGAGTTTGTTGAGGTTATACCAACTGACGGACCTGCTATAACATTAAATACCGAGGTCACGTCAATACAAACCGATATATTATCATATGCAATGCCCAATTTTAACGGGATTTATCCTCAAGTAAAACGAAAAACAATAGTATTGAATCGACCACCTAAAATGACAGCTTTAAACAACGGTGTTGTGAATGGTTCAGTGTTTGCATCGACAGCAATTGGAATAGATTTATATGTTGGTGGTAGTTTTACATCTGCTGATAGTGTGCCAGACACGTTACGTATAGCCAAGTGGAACGGGACCACGTGGTCCGCATTAAGTACTGGTGTTAATGGTACAATATACGCATTGGCATCAATTGGGACGGATTTATATGTTGGTGGTAGTTTTACATCTGCTGGTGGTGTTAATGTATCTAATATAGCCAAGTGGAACGGGACCACGTGGTCCGCATTAAGTACTGGTGTTAATGGTGACGTATTCGCATTGGCATCAATTGGGACGGATTTATATGTTGGTGGTAGT